AATATCTTTTATTAATACTTGAAAATATCCTGGAGTTTTTTCTATAATGCGTTTTATTGGTATTACTAGTTGCTTCTTTTTAGCCATATAATATTTTTTTAATTAATGCTAAATGTTCTCCTCTTAATTTAGATAAAGCTTTTTCTTTTACTTGTCTAACTCTTTCACTAGTTATTCCAAATTTACGTCCAATATCATCTAAAGACATTTGTTGACAATTAATACCAAAGAACATCATTATTACATCATGTTCTCTGTAATTAAGTAAATTTAATATAGTATTAATATTTTTATCTTCAGATTCTTCAGTTAATGTTTTATCTGTTTTAATTGAATTTTTATTTGGAATTACATCTATTAAAGATCCAGCATCTTCTTCATCACTAAAAGGAGTATCAAAAGAAATAGTCTTTGTATTATATTCTAATAATTTAGCTATTTTATCTGCAGGAATATTTAATATTTTAGATAATTCTTCATTAGTTGGCTTTCTTTCTGATTTTTGTTCAAATTCTTTTATAGTTTTAAGTATTTTACTAATATTAAGAACTTGACTTAATGGTAAACGTATAGTTCTAGAACTATCATATAAAGCCATCATAATAGATTGTCTAATCCACCATACAGCATAAGAAATTAATTTATATCCTTTATCTGGATCGAACTTTTTTACAGCCTTAACTAACCCTATGTTTCCTTCATTAATTAAATCAGGAAGATCTAATCCTTTATTTTGATATTGTTTTGCAACAGATACCACAAATCTTAAATTAGAAGTAACTAATTTATTGAAAGCTCTAGTATCTCCATTTTTAGCTTTATGAGCTAATTCTAGTTCTTCTTCTTTATTTAATAATGGAATCTTAGATATATCTTTTAAATAAGAAGTAATAGCTTCTCTATTAGTAATACTTTTTGATATAGTTAAGGCTTTCATTCACTTGATTCTAAAAATTCACACATAAAATTAGCTAATATTTGGGCAAAATCTTCATCACATTTATTATTCCAGTAGTATTGAAATGAATGGAATGCTTCATGCCAGAATGTGTTTAATTTATCACAATCTTTTAATGTAATCCATTCATCTTCTACTTTAATTCTATTAGCTATTCTAATTAAACCTTTAGCATCATTAAAATCACCATACGTACTACCATCAGAAATATTATCTACTAATTCTACAATTATTTCTTTTCCAGCTATTTTATATTTACTTGGTATTCTCATTTTTCAAAGATTTCCATTCAGTAATAAAATAATCTGGAAGTTCTACATTATATGAATTAATAGATAGCAATCGTCCTGCAGTATTTAAGGTATGATCTAAATCTACATGTAATATTGTTCCTACAATATTTTCTTTAATTTCATCAATAGTATTAAATTTTATATAATCTCTAGGATTTAATGTAAATTCTCTAGAATATAATATTTTAGCATCAATATAAGTTTGTATTTTATAATACATAATAGTACACTTAAAATTATTTTAAAAATAATCTTAAGACATATCAATAGAATCCCTAAATGCTTTTAAACAAGGTTGCAACGGAACTCCATTTACTTCATCATTTCCATCAGAATAATAAAAATATTTTACTGTAGCGAAATGATTTTTATATTTATAAGAAAAATTTCTAACATATTCTTCTTTTGTTTCCCTATCTCCCATAGGTTTTGCTTTAAAAAGTTTACCATTAGGTGTTTGACATATAAATACCATATCTTCTACACCACGCAAACCTTCTTCATAATCTGTAACTAAAAATTCAGAATCTTTATATATTTTAAACTTGATCATTTCATTACCTCTAGATCCAAATTTATAGTTTTTATCTGGATCTCTACAAACAACTCCTTCCCAGCCTTCTTCTACATATTCATTATGTAATTTAAGAATATTATCATATCCATGTACAGGAATTTGTGGAACCATTTGACATTTTAATTCATAATCCTCCCATATTCTATACGGATTAAAATCTAAATTTAATTCTTTTAGTATTGCATCTAATACTCTAAGTCTTACTTTAAATGGAACATTAGGAAGCATTACATCATAAATATAATACTCTAATTGATCACAATCTACAGCATTTTTCTCTAGTCTAGCTGCTCCACTAATCTTTTGTAAAGGCCAACCATGTTTATATAATTCTCCATCAAGTATTATTTTAGGATGTTTTTTGAAAAATTCTATAAACTTCTTATTATTAATAAAATGTTGGCAAGCATAGTTATAATCTCCACCACCTCTAGATGCAGTTACTATCTTTTTACCATCCCAATAAAAAGAACAGCGTACTCCATCTATCTTTCTTGAAGCATACCATACTTTTACCTTATCTATAGAGTTTTTAGAACATTTAGAGGCTTGTTTAGCTAACATATGTTTAGCAAAACCATTAGCATCTGTAGTAAATTCTGGAAGTTTAGAATCTAATTCTTTTTCAGAATATTCTTCTGCAGGTTTATCTATTTCTTTATAACCTTTATCCTTATATTCTTTACATATAGCCATAAATCTAAGGATAGTTTGTGCTCTAGCATCTCTTTTAACTTTTCCAGAAGTTATTTCTATATCTGGTTGACTAGTATGTTTTCCACCATATTGATAAGAAGTACGATGGATAATATATCCATCGCCTTCTTTTTCCCAATTAGTATCAATACATCTAATCTTCCCTTTAGCATCTCTGGTTATAAAGAATGCTTTAGTTTGATCTTGTGATTCAAATAAGTCTTCCATTAGTTTACATATAAATCACAATTATCATTAATATAATTGTAAAGGTCTTCTATAGACTCTACATCAATTTCTGATTTTTCAATTCCTACTTGAACATATATTTTCTTAGGAACATCCTCCCATAGCCACCAAGTAATTAATTCTACTCCATCCTTATTAAAGTAAGATTCTATTAGAGTATCAAACATTTTATCTGCATACTCTACTAATGGAGCTTCCATAAAATCATAACCTAAATCATATAATTTAGATACTTCTTTATCTTGGTCTTGTGCTAATTTTAGTGCTTGTTCAAAATAATTATAAGGTATCATTCTAAATTTTTATATTCTTTTACATATTCTTTATAAGCATAATCTAAATCTTCTTGATTTAAATTTATTGTATCTTCATAGTTATTAAAATCTGTAAGATATTCTTCCATAATTATATCGGCAAATTCATCTTTATCTAAGAGTTCTGTCTTTTTTAATAAATTATCAAAATCTTCAAAAAATATTACTCCAGATCCAGAAAAATCTAAATAAACTTCATTAGTTAATGAAAATCCTTCAAAACTAATATCTTCATAGTCTATAGTAAACTTAATTCCGTACATAATTTACTTTTTACCAGTTGAGTTAAATCCACCTTCTCCCCTTTCAGTAGAACCTAGATCATCTTTTGAAAATACTTCTTTCCAATCAATATGTTCTACTTTATTAAAAACTAATTGACCAATTCTTTCTCCATCTTCAATGTAGATAGTTTTAAGACCATGATTAATAATAAGAACGTGGATATTTCCTCTATAATCAGCATCTATAGTACCTGGAGTATTAAGTACTGTAATTCCTTCTTTCAATGCAAGTCCAGAACGTGGTCTAACTTGAGCTTCATAACCAGAAGGAAGTTCTACATAAAGTCCAGTAGGAATAAGAGTACGACTTCCTGGTTCAAGAGCAATCATTTTTACTGCATTAACACTATTAGCTGGAATAATTTGTCCTGGACCATAGATTTTAATATCTGCTATGGTTTCTATATGGCTTAGATCAGCTCTTACATCAAGTCCTGCAGAATCAGCAGTTTCATACTTAGGTAATTCATTATTAGAATCATTAAATACTTTTACTATTATCATAAGAATTAATATAGTTTATACATGAATTTATAATATCATCTCCAGTTTCTGAATAGAAACATTTAATAACTCTATCTTTATCATTACTAATACATATAAAAGGATTTTTTCTAGAAGCCCAATGAGATTTTAACTCATAAGATTCTTTTTTACCTTCTCTTGTATTAGGATCTATTCTATGAATATAGATAATTCTATTAATATCATTTATAATCCTATCTACATCAGTATCCTTTTCTGTTACAATTTTAACATCTAACATTCTTCTAATGTACGTATAGGTAACTCCTTATCAGAGTTCCAATATTTAAAAATTCCATTATCTAATAGGATAGCTTTTCTACAATCTAAACAAGCCCATTTATCAGTAATAATAGGTTCTTTTAATTGTGTATGTCCAAATATTTGGTAGATATTTTCTGGTAACATATCTAAATCAAATAATTCATGAATATCTGCCCAAACACAACTACCAAAATCATCTGGACCGCCCCTCCAAAAAGATATTTTAGATAAATAAGGTATTAGATTATCTATATATTCTTTATTAAGATGTTCATAATCTAATAAATTAATTTCCTTTAACCAACCTAAAGTAATTCCAGCATGACTAAATAAATAATTATCATACTTAAAAACTACTTTAAATAAATTTTTATTATCAGTAAATAACTGATTATATTTATCAAACATAGAAGATTTATATCTACTACTTTTAATAAATCTATAATCTATATAATTCCAATCATGATTTCCAGTTAATAATATAACCTTATCAGAATTATTCTTTTTAAAATCTATTATTTCTACAAAATTATTATAGGTTTGTTCTTCTGAAATATTTTCACTTGGATAAGAATCAACATAATCTCCTAAAAATATCACATATTCATAGTCTGAAATATCTTTACAAGATTCTTTCCAAAATGTTCTACCATGAATATCTGGAATTATGAGTATTTTATTCATTTACTAATTCTATAACGTCTTTTAATATATCTTCTTCAACTACAATTTTACCTTTATCTTTAACATAATATTTACATTCTTTTACATCTTTTATTGATTCATTATCAAAATAATCAGCAAATTCTTGAGCAGTAGTAAGTCCCATTCCTATTACTCTAAAATCTTTTGTATATTCATCCTTATATTTTAATATTCCATAATTTCCAGAATAAATTTCATAAGAATCTATATCTTCTGTATATTCTAAAGTAACAGTATCAGAATTAGTTTCAAATATTACAGAATCTTTAATATTATTTGGATTTTGTGAAACACTTAAAAGAGTTACAAATTCTGGAGAATATTCATCAGGGTGTTGTATTGAAAAATATAACATAATTAATTATTTTTTATTTATATACTGAAATGTCTACTTCGTATATATCACATAGTATCTCACTAGTACGATCTTGTATAGATACAAGATTTCTTCCAGGAGAATAACTTAAATAATCTATTTTAACTATAGCTACAGCTGCTTCATAAGTTATAAATTCCTTTATATCATAAATATCGTCATAATTTATAGCAGTAGCTATACTTCTATTAGCATCAACGATTTTATAAACATTTCCAGAATAGACATCAAAATCACTTAATTCCCAAAAGTCTATACTTTTATCTTCATTAAATAAATAATTATCGGATGCACAAAATATAGTATCTTCTGTATTAAAATCTTTAATATTATTGCTGATTTCATCTATTTCATAACTATAATCATATTCTTCTGATAATTTTAACGTAAAATATAACATATTATTTTTTAATTATTAAATTTTCGAATATATCTTTAGGAAATATCTCTTTTTCTTCTTTAGTTAATTCATCATAAGATTCTATATCTTTAATAGAATATTGAAGATGTCTTAACAACATATAATAAAATTCAACAGGAACTTTAATAGGTTTGAATAAAAGTTTATTTATTTCCATTAGATATAAGTTCTTTAACTACTTTAGAAATTATCCTACCATCAGCTAAGGGATATTTAGTTTTAACTTTAGCCATGATAGCTTTCATATCCTTCATTATAACATTAGGAAAGTCATTTTCTACAATACTTTTTGTTTCTTTAACTATAGTTGCAGTAGATACTTTTTCTGGAAGAAATTGATTAATCTCTCTAGCTTCCCACTTTTCTATTTCAGCTAAATCCTCTCTTCCATTTTCTGAATAAATCTTTGCTGAATTTTTTCTATCTTCATACATTTTAAGAAGAATATTTAATTCCTTATCTTTATCCAGAATATATCCAGAATGAATTACTTTACTAAATTCAGATTTAATAGCTTGTAATACTCTTAATTTATCTGAATCGCCATATTTTCTTGATTCCATAATCATAGAATCTAACTTATCATTTAGCATAATTTTATAAATTATCAATTGAACTATATTCGATACTAGTATAGGGATGAGAATAAGAGTGTCCCCATTTATTATCATCATAATTACTAGTATCTATTAACCTATACTCTACTTGCAGATAATCGTTAATTGTTTTTCTGCGAACAATACCATCTTTTCCTATTAAATCGTCTAAAATCATATAGATATATGTAAATCTAATTTATCAGTGATCATCCAAGAGCAATCTCCTGGATTATGTCCTAAATCATCTAATATTTCTTCACATTCTTTACCCTCAGGATAATCATAAGGATAAACATTTACAATATTTAACGTATAATCTAATACTATAAGATAGTTCATAGTCCTAGTTCTTGTAGTGTACCCCATTCAGAATCACAAGATATTCCACAAGCTTCTTCTATAACAGAAATAAATTGTTCTTCAGAAATATCTTTAGGTTTAAGTGCATCAACTTTTAATCCACCTAATAAATATATACTAACACCTGTATCATTAAATTCTACAGCTGTTACAGAATTTTTTCTAATTCTAATCATTTTATCTACTATTTTTTAAAGTTTCAGAAGGTTCTTCATTATATGTATCAATAATTTGCCCGTTAGAATCTACTTTAATATAATTTAAATTAAATAAAGCTTGAACAAATCTAATATCTGGATTATCTTTTAAATATTTCTTTAATTTACTAAGTAATTCCATATTAGATTCATACCTATATTTTTTATAATTATTAATCCAAGTAATAGATACAAAATAAGCAGAAGAACCATATAAATCTACCAGAAGATCATTAGTAATCAAAGAGGAGTTTTCTTCAAACCCCTCTTTATCCATATATTCTTGAATCTCTGGCCAACAAATAATTGTATAATTATCCAGATTATTCATCTTCTCTGTCATCAATATTTACTATGTCTAAATTATACTTATTGCAGAATTTAACAATATAATTAAAATCCTTTTCAGAAATATCATTTATATCATCAATTTCTATTCTATCACCACTAATATAGATATAAGCATCATCACAATTACATTGAATAATGTCTGTAATTAACCATTCCTCAAAAGAATAATATTCAGTATCATAAGATTCTAATTCATAATCTTTTGGAAGATCTTCAGAATATTTAGTTAGAATATTAAAAAAGTCTTTTCTTTTTAGAATATCACAATCATAATTTTCTAAATATGATTCATATAACTTATCATATTTAGTTTCAACTTCTTTATTCATAAGGATTATATGTTGATTTTACTTCTGATTTTAAATTAGACTTACATAAATTAGTTGGATTAATATCTTTACCATATATGGTATTCCAATAATTTTCATCAAATCCTAAAGTACCCATAAGATTTTCACTATCAATTGGATCATCTGTTAAATCTAAAGTAACTATTTGTCCTCCAGATAAATAAATATCTACAGAGGTAACAACTGCATCATCATAATCTTCAGGATCTTTATCAAGATGTTCAGTATAACCAATTACTTCTTTAATTTTAAAATTAAAAGCTTTTAATATATTCATAATTAAGCCTCCTCTGTAGCTTCTTCAGTGAAATATTCATTATAAGTCTCTTCAGCTATCTTAAGTTTAATCTTTAAATTATAAATATTTTCTTTACACTTCTGTAAATTCTGTGCCCATTCTGTAGCACCACCTTGAGCAAAATTACCTGGCTGTAAACTTGTAGTATGTGTAGGAGCAAAATCAGTAAGACTCATCAATGTAAGTTCTTCTTGATTAATTGCACGTTTAATAGTAGCTATAATGTCCTCCTGAGCCATTTTAGATTCGTTACTAATAATACCTGCACGACGCTTTAGTGTTGAATTACTGTTTGCACTAATTAATTTTTCAAACTTATTCATAATTTTAATTTTTAAAAAGTTAATATTTTATTCAAAACATTTGTATGGATTATAACCATTAGCAAATGTATCATTATCATTATATAATAGTTTTCTATTAGTATCATGAACAGCAAGAGTAGCTTTATCAGCATACTGTTCTATGTTATAAGACATAGATACTTCTTCTTGGGTAGTAGTAATTACTTTACCATAACCCTCAACTACCTCTTCTATAGCTTTCTTTAAATCCTTTGCTGTTATTTCTACAGTTGTAGTAATCATCATAGGTACTACTTCAGATCTAATTAATTTAAACTTTTTCATATTTTTATTTTATGGGTTGTTACATAATCTCCACAACATGAACATTGGTAATCATCAATAATTTCACCATTACATTCTACAAAATCCATAAAGATACTTTGTAGTTCAGCAAAATCATCAATTTCATCAACAATTTTATGGATTACTTTTCTAAAATCTTCCATATTCATGTCAACACTTTCTTTACCGTCTACTGATAAACTGGTAACAGTACATCCATTTGTATATACTAATTCCATAATTATACAAAAATAGCCCACTAGAATTAACTAGTGAGCTATATCTTTATTTATTAAGTTCTATAATTCTTTGATTTGATGAACCTCTCCATTTAAGGTTCATATCTTTTTTAGTAATATCAAATCTTCCATCAATAAGAACATCTACAAAAGCAGTTAATAAATTAGGTATACGTAATTCTTGTAACCGTTTATCTATTTCTTCTTTTGTATAACCAGTCCATACCCATACAGGTTTATTATAACTATGGCATAACATTAATAATATTACCACATCATTATAATCTCCATTAAATAAATGGTAGAATGGATCTCCACCTAATATAGATACTCCAGTTACTTTTGGATTATTAAGATAATTCTTAATTTCTGGAATACACTCTTTTAAAGGTCTACCTTGATTTGGATTCCATGTATGAGGACTCCAACAACCTTCACAATGATTATTACATCCAGCTACCCAAATAGAACATCTTATTCCAGGACCATTGATAACATCATATTGTTTTATTTCTAAGATGTTTAACATAATAACTTATTCCACATTTTATTATATGCTTCTGATTGCATACATTTCTCTACGTTCTTAAACAGAATACTATTAGGTAAATAACCACAAGCACCGAATACTCCGTAAACAGGTTTAGGACTTATTCCTGGATAGTTTTCTAATTCTTCATCCATAATTATAAATGTTTTACTCTATGAACAATATCTCCAGCTCTTCCAATAGATGTTCCTAATGAATATTCACCAAGATATCCACAAGAGCGAAGAACAACATGTAATTTAGAAGGATCAGTACAACCACAATTTGGACAAGTACAATGAGTACCATCTTCTGATAGTTCTATTTCACCTTCAAAACCACAATTATAACAAATTGAACATGATGTAGTATTTATCTCACAATAAACCATTACATCATATATATGTTTCATTAATTCAAAGATCGCTTCTGGATTATTACGAACGTCTGGAACCTCTACATAACTAATACAACCTCCAGTAGAATATTTTTGAAATTCTGATTCAAAATCCATTTTACTAAAAGCATCAATCTCTGTTTCTACAGGAATATGATAACTATTAGTAATATATGTTCTATCATTCACATGAGGTATAATAGGGAATACTTTTAGTGCTTTAGCAAACTTTGTGGTCAAACTTTCTGCCGGAGTCCCGTATAAACTAAGAGCAATATCATATTTTTCTTTATTGTAATTAGCTCTATCAAACATATGTTTAATAATACTAATACCTAAATCATGTCCTTCTTTAGTATTATACCTTACCCCAAAGCGTTCAACACATTCTGCAATTCCCATATAGCCTATAGATACAGAACACTTACGATTTCCAATGATATCTTTAATTTTAGTTCCTGATTTAGCTCTATCTAATACACCATACATATAAAGTATAGGAGCAATATCTACTGGAGAATCTACAATAACATCATAGATAGATTTTTGTGTTTTAGAAACATAATCAATCATATCTTCAAGTTTACTATAAAATTCTTCTATAGTTTTACTTTCAAGAGCTAAGTATGGCAAGTTAATTGATATTACACCAACATTATTTCTTCCATATACTTGATAATTACCATTTTTATCCTTCCATGGATGTAGGATACTTCTACAACCCATTGGCGGTATCACACATCCTTCTTTAAGTGCTTTCATATTCTTCTCAGATATAAAATCTGGAACCATACGTTTCGTTACACACTTAGCACATAATTTGGCAAATTCGTAATCGGGAGTGCCTTCAATAAACATTTTATCAGTTAAACAAACTACTAATTTAGGAAATGTAGGACTGATAATATGTCCAGAAGGAGATTTCATACCTTCTATACGTTGTTTAATTACTTCTTTACAAAGCATTAAAGTTTCATTTTTATACTCTGGTTTCTCATCAGGGTATAAAAATAACGTTATGAATGGCGATTGCATTCGCCCTATATGTTACCATATAGATTAGACTATCTCTTTACCCTCAACATTACTTGGTAGGGTAGACTGCGCTTCGACATAATGGCTTACACATTATATCTACTTCCATTTCAGGAATAGTCGTTACACTTTCTCATTATTTGAGCTTAGCACGGTATCAACTAAGTATTTATATTCTGGTAATACTTTATTAAATATTTTACTACCTTTACAATATGTTATTTTATGCAATTCTCCATATTTAAAATGGATTCCTCCAGTTTTTGTACCTTTATTACATGAGGTTCTAATATAGTCTGATTTTATATTTAATTTTTTTGAAGCATCTTCAACACTATCATAAGTTATATTATGATCAATGTCAATAACATATTTAACTTCTTTTTCTGATTTAGGTAAATCAACATATATAGGATTTAAATTTTCATCTAAATATCTAAATACTAGATTATGAGTGCTGTTTCTATCACCTCTAGCACAAGCACATACTTTAGTAATAGCACTCGCTCCTAAATTTAGTTTTTCAGTAGCTTCTGTAGCAGAAGCATAAACTTTGCCAGTGGTCAATTCTATTACTTTTTTAGAGCATTTATTTAACTCACCTTTAATTCCCCACATATGATTTTTCTCACCTAATTGAGCTTCTGATATTTTTCTTTTCTGTTCTTCAGTATGTTTTCCAAAACCATTACCTCCGAACTCAATATTATATCCAATAGTTTTATCAGTACAATTATATTTTAGAATATAATCACGCTCTTTATTATTTAATTCTTCTAACGTTTCTATAGAATCTTCTAATATAGTTATTTCAAAATTATCAATTCCATATTTTCTAAAAGCCTTAATAATAAGACGTAAATTCTTAGAATCTTCTTTTATATATTTATATTCTTTAATATAATCTGCCCATCTTTCTTTCAAAGTTCTTGTAGTCTATCCAATATAAATTTTTCCATTAATTTTATTAGTAATTTTATAAATTAGCATAGTATTCACCGTTAGCGTTAATAATTAATTTATCTATTACAAATATATTATATTTAAATGGTCAGTCCAATAAAATATAATAGATATTAAGAATTATTAACACACCTAATATTTATTAGTTCACAGTCTGCATTATATATATTACTATATATAAGGGCCAAAATTAACCATTAGTACAAGAAATAGTGTTCAACTGATATAGTAAAGTTTGTATTGAGTCTTTAATTTCATCCTGTAATAAAGCCTCAACTACTTTAGAATCAGTAATTCCAAATTTAGCCATCTTCTTAGTTATCTTTTCTTTAGATACTTTAACAAATTTAGCTAAATGTGACATAGTAATAGTTTGTCCTCCATAAGTAGAGGAGCTTACAGCTGTAATAATTTGAGATGCTACAGTACAAGCAGTTCTTAAACTCTTAGGCGGCTCAATAAACTTACCGTTCATTACAGTTCCATAATTTAAAGCATTGTCAAGATCCGATAATTCGCAATTAGTTTCGTTTTGTTGTAGTCTGTAGTCAGTATCGTGTACATGTAATACTCCTTTTTCATGTAATTCACGTAATTTCTCTGGCATTATAAGTTCATTATAAAGCTTACGTGAAGTTTCTCCAGCAATTAAATCTCTAATTACATGGATTTGAGTAGCATCTTTATTAGAATTTTCTTTAGATGCTTCATTTTGTTTTCTATCAACTAGTTCAGTAACAGTATTATAGAATTTTTGATTTAATTTAAAATCACGAATTTTGTTTCTTTTAATTCTATAATCACAATACGCTTTTTCAATATCTATATCATCTAAATTATCAATAATAATATCTTGAATTTCTTCAACAGTATAATCTTTCTCTGCAGATTTAATTATAGAGATAATATTATTAATGAGTTCTTCATCTGGGTGTTCTTCATTAGCTATATAGCATTTTTCAATAGCATTTTTGATCTTTCTTTCGTCAAATGTTTCTTTTCTTCCGTCTCTTTTAATTACATTCATAATATTTAATTTTGAAATGTGAACTTCAAATATACTATTTAAAATCCACATTTCAAAATAATTAAGCTAAGGTCAGAATATCCTTTAATAGTAAAGTTTTTTCTGGTTTATTCATTATATCCTTATCCTTATCATGAGTAATTAACTCTGTAAAAGCATTATATATATTAAACATATTAGTATTAGAATCTTCCTCTACATAATATGGAGATTCTTCATCCTCAAATAATAATTTATAAGCACTAATAGCTGTTGTAGTAGCTAATTTTACTTTACTTAATCCAGAATTATAATACATATTTAGACAATTTCTGATCCATCTTCCTAAATTAGTATTAATATTTAACTCATCTCTAGAAAAAGTTTGAGAATGTAATCTATTAAGCCATACTTGTAAATTAGAAGCTTGATTGATTATTAAATCTAAAGGACTATAATCAATAGCTTGTTGAGGCTTTAATTCTTGAGTTTGTAAACTAGTAGGATTAAACACACATAAATTAGTACATGCCATATTTAATCCACCTCTATAAAATTTTACTACAGGCTTTCTAACATCTAATCCATAAATCATACCAATAACCTCTTCATGGTTATCTACTCGATATGATTCTGGAAGAATACCTTGAATCCAAACTCTATTATAAGTTACATCATCTTGATTATCTGTAATAGTTACTTGATCTGGTAATTGTACCTTTACATCAAAATTATCAGTAATTTTAGATAATCTATCTAAAAAAGGTTCAATATAAGCTTTAGTATTATAAAATTCTGCTTTACGAATTTTTGTTTCTTTACCTTTTAATAACTGGTCTAAAGTAATATCCATATTTAACTCTTTCTATCCTCGTCTGTAACCCACTCTATTTCTGATTCTTTATTAGATTCATCCCATTCTAATCCTAAAGAATCTAGAATTTCTTGCACTTTATTTACATCTTCTAAAGATTCACATCCATCAATATCATAAGAATTACCTCCATTAAAATAAGCACTTATAAAAGTAGTATTTAATTTATTATTAAGGCTAACTGTTAATAAATATTCATCTAAAGTACTATAATCTGGATCATAATCTCTATAATCTACTTTTTCTGGAAGGTATTTAGCATACTTATTATAAACTTCATAAAACTCTTCTGAAGTTATATAATCCATTTGTAAAGCAAAACTATTATATTCTTTACACATAATATTAAAGATTTTTATTATTTTTAGTAATATATTCATCTAAAATATTTTCTGCTAATTTTTCAGAATGTTCTTTTACTTTTTGAGTTGCAATAACTAGACTAGCGTTTTCTACTGTATTAATATCTGTACATAATACACCTTTACATGTATGTACTTCTAAATTATTTGCTCTAATAAATATAGATATACCATTAATAGTAAATCCTACATTATAATGTGAATATATATTTAGATTAGTTATAGGATAACTATCTTCACAAATTTTAGCACATAATTTAATTACTTTTTCTACTAACTTATTCATATTAATTATCGAATTGTTCCAATTTTCATATCATCTCCTTGAATCTCCATAAAATTAATACTCCATTTAGTATTACCGAAGTTAGCAGTAATCCAATTACTACTACCATATAAAGATCCAACACTAATATAATCAAATGATTGACCTACAGTATATGCATATCTATGAAGATCTCCCTTTACTACATAATTATATTTACCAAAACAATTATTATCTCTCATCCAATTTGAGAAATATAATTCAGTTTTATCATTTAAAGTAAGTGGGAAATTCTTAAATTGAGAATTATTATCTTTACCATGACATAGTACAAAATTATGATCTCCTAATACATAATAATCAATAGGATAATCACTTACATAAGAGATAATTCCCATTGTCTCTAATTTTGCAGCGAGAAGTTTATTATTAATCCAACCCCAATCTCCATCATGATTAGATTCTCCGATACAAAAATATCCAATACTATTACATTTAATATTAGCTTTTAAATCAGTAAAGAATTTTAACATTAAAGTGATATAAGTTTCGCTCATTTCTTTATTATTCATTACTGATGGTAATGGATGTCCACCTCTTGTAGTTTCTTTATTATAAGAATCTACAGAATCTCCTAAATTCATTACATGAATTTTTTCATATTCTTTTCCAGCAAAATGTTGTACAATCTTATTAAGTCGTTTTTGAATATCATCAGAATTATATTCTGGAATTTGATAAAAACCAAAATCATCATTATATGCACCAATATGCATATCAGAAAGCCATATAATCAAATGTTTATCCTCTTTATTACAAGAAGTAATAAAATTAGTAGACCCAATAAAATCTATATTAGGAATATCTTTTCTTAATTGATCTAATACATGATCTCTTTCTTTAAGTTTAAGATTTTCCTTAGCTAATTTTTTAGCTGCTTCTTTAATATCCTTTAATTGATCTCTCTCAATATTACGAACTAAATTATTAGTTCTTCTAGTAGTAGACATTTCTACTAATTCTTCATCAGAATGTTCTTCAATAATATGAGGAGCAAATGGACAAGTATATTTATAAACTAAGAAAGCATTTCTTATTCTCTGAAATTCAGCTAAAGAGAATTGTGGAAATTCTATATGTACATTAGCTGCTGTAAGATTGGCTCCATAAACAGAATACAAATTACACAATCTTTCCATATCTTCTCTAGAAAGAGTACCTAATAAATTTCCGCCCTTCTTTCTAGGAATATTATATCTATATCCACAAATTACACCAAATTCATCTCTTACTATTTCAGTAGTAATAGAGTTAGTTGTATTATCTATTTCTTCTTTTTTATCTTTATTATATTTTAAGCTTTCAACTAATCTCTTAATTTCTTCAATATCCTTTTTACATTCTTTAGGATATTCATCTGAATTTAATAATTCTTTAATTCTCTTATATTTATTATTATCACATATTTTATTAGCCATACAATATGTGTGAATATTATTATATTCAGAATTTTTAACATCACGTAAAAAATCTAATGTCTTAGAGATTGTTGTTTTTCTTACCATTTTTCAATGTTTTAATTATCCTTTCGGTTGTTAATAAAATAAGTATATATAAAAAATAAAGGGCAGCTGTTTCACAACAACTACCCTTTTATGAAAATTAATTTTTTATAGTCAAACCATACTTGGTGTTAATTAAGCTTCTACACCAAATACAATATATGTACCAACGTGAGAACTCTTAGAAGGAGCATAATCAGCTGTAAATGCGATTGGTTCACCACCTACAACCTGCTTTGTGTACTTAACTACTACAGAGCCACGGAAACCCTTCTTATAAATTTCCTTTACCTTTTCCTTAGCCTTAGCCTTAGTAGAATCAACAGAACCCATAATTTCACCAGTATTCTTATTGATAATCTGATAAATTGTCTGATACTTACGCTTACCTTGTTCATTCTTTACGTCAGTAATCTTATAAGGACGCTGCTTTGTGTCCTCTACAGCAGATTCAACAGTAATAGAATAACCAACACCTGGTACATTCTTAGACTTCTTCTGCAAATAATCTAGATAAAATTGTTTCTTTGAAGCCTCTGTTACACCATTCTCCTGCTTTTTCAACCAATTCTTATAAGCCTGAGTTGCATCACCCATGATAGCGATTGGTGCCTTACCAAGTGCTTCTTTCTTTGTTAAACCTGTTACTTCCAATACCAAAAAACGTCCATTAAAATCGTTCATAATAATTTCCTTTATTCATTAATTCATTAAATTGTAAAAAAGATCTGCCGTCTATTTTTTAGACATATTATTTTAATAATCTACACTAACTTTCTATAAGTTAGTGATACAAATATAAGGGACTTCTGTGTACAATACAATATTCTTGGTGTTAATAATTGTTAATATTAGAATGGCATAAATTTTGCCAAAATATCCCTTATAGTTTTAACCATATCTTTTTGTTCAATATTAAAGGTAGGAAAAGTTTTACAACCATATCCAAAGTTCTCACAAACTATAGATAAACCTTTAATAAAATCATCTTCCAGTCCCAAACCTTGAGACATCTTATAAACGATCTGATAATAAGTTACATCTGGATTTTTTTCTTTTAAATGAAAATAAACCCAGCAAATTAAAGATATTAGAGCAAATTTAGTATTAATATCCACATTTATATATCCAAGACTAAAATATCTTGAATAAATTTGTTCTAGTTCTTTATAAGTTATCCCACTCTTCTCTTCCATTATTTTTAGCTTTATAATGAGCAACTAATCTTAATAATGTTTTAAATTCGGCTAAACCTTTAATAAAGTCTTTTTTAGTTAATTTATATGTAAGAGTGTTATATGCTCCAAAAGTTTCAACTACTAGACAATTTGAAGATATAGTGGGTTTATCAATATTATAGAATTTTTTAGCACATAAGCCTAATAACCAGCTATACATACCTAATTCTCTATAATATCTATATTTATTAAATGCAAACTTGAAATCATTAATATTTCTTCCAGTAGTTTTAACATCATTAACTACAATTTCTCCAGTATCTGAATCAATTGTATAATTATCCAATTTAGATTTAAGTCTTAAAATAAATGGATCATGATCTGGAACTTCAACATTTACATCTAATAATATAGTTTGCTCATTTTTTGTAATAATTGGATTAAGTAATCCTTCTGGATTTAATAAAGAAATAAATTCTTTATTTTTACTAAAATTAGATAATACTCCCTGTAATCTTTCCCTACTTTTTGGATCAAGATATATAGGAACTTTACTATCTTCATTTTTAGATTCAAATAAGGCTCTATTACGCCAATAATTATTACATTTACTTAATAATGCTTCTGCTTTATCTTCATTCCAAGATTTAGCATAATAATCAATCTTTTTAGATGCTGTCTCCATATCTTCATAAGATGGCTGTCTACCATTCTTCTTATATAATTCATCAGCCATAAAACCAGCTTTTGCAGTTGGTCTATCTACTGAAGTTACAAGTTGAAAAGATTCTGGTTGTAATATTAATTCATGTACAGCACTACCAAATACAAGGGAATCACTATAAATTGCATTTTGTCCTAATCCACTTATAAATTTTTCTGGACTACCTCCTTGTTCTGGATTTATTAAAGATAATCTACTATTAGATATATATCCCCCAAACTTTTTACTAAAATAAATATCATCACTGATATTTTCTAGTCTTAAGGTATCTAAATTAGGTGTTATTTTTATGTTTTCTAACATTAAATAAGATTATTGTTTACTGCATAATAATACTTATCTGTTATTGTATCAATATTTAAATCATGTATTCTTAAAGGAGTATCATAATGACTATTACTATTAGTAGTAATTAATAAACATAAAATACCTTTACTATTGAGATCCTCAAAATTAAATATAGAATCGTCAATAAATACATCTACTCTACCTTTAAGTGCATCATATTTACTAGTACCATATCCTTTTACTTGATAAAGTGGAGCTTCTGGAAAATCATTTCTTTGTAAATATGTTTTAGTCCATTGTTTTGGATTAATCCTAGAAGAACAATACAATCTAGGTTTAAATTCTGGCATTCTTAATATAGGTAAAGTTAACCAAAAAGCTTTTTCTTTAATAAGAATATTATTTACATTTCTAGTTATTCCCCAATCATGATTTGGAAATTTTCCAAACCGTCTAAGATAATGACTATCAAAATCTGCAATAGTATTATCAATATCTAAACCTATTCGTAACATTACATTAATTCGTCTATTGTTTTAATTTCTGATAAATTTACAGAATATTTATTCCATACTTCACGCATAACCTCACTCCAATCCATATCAGCTAAAAAAGTAATATCTGGATCTTCTGATTCATCTAATACTTGACCTAATATAGTATATAAAATTCTTTCTTTAGCGTGTGTATAAGACCTAGCTTTAATAGTTAATATATTAATTGGATCAGTGTCTAAGCACCAACCAACTACATAAGTATCCATATTTTAAATATTGTTTTGTTTAGTATAAGAATCTAATAATTTATAAAAGAAATCTTCATCTACCATAAATATAGTATTATTAGTTGTTAATGTATTTTTCTTCCAACATAATACAAATGGTTTATCTTTAATAGGACAATCTTCCCTAATTCCAAAATAATTTGGAGTATTAGCATAATTTTTAGCTTGAATACTAATAGGAAGTCTTCCATCTAAATCAATAATATCTACTTTAGCATTATCTAATTTTTTAGATTCTCCTGCAGATCTTTCGCAGTTATAACCTAATTCTCTAAGTCTATCTCTTATACGATATTCTAAAGCATTACCTTTTGATTTACTTTTTTTAGCTTGATAAGATCTTTTAGTATGTTGATCCAACCACTCACAAATAATACCATCTTTTGCTGGAGTAGATTTATTACATCTTAATTTAATTGCAGCAACTGATAATATGGGTCTATACTTTTTAGGTAATTCTGGATGATTAATACTATACTCTTCAGTACCTTTAGAAGCTTCTTCTATAGTTTTAAAAGTTAATACATCCTTATTAGGATATATAATTTTACACGATGTGTTTAAGTTCTATTTACTCATTCTAATTAATAATTTTTAATACATATTCTTTAATAAAATTATAAGTTTCTTCTTGACCATAAGTTTTTCTAAAATCACTTATATCTTTAGCATTATATCTTCTAGGAATCCAAAAATACAATAGATCAGAATGTTCTTTTTTAATCTTTCTCATATTTCTAATTCCTGGTATATCGCAATCATAGAAAACTACTATATATTTAAATCTAGTTTTTAAATCTTTAAGCATATTATCGGAAATAAAAAGATTTTCAGAATTTGGAGCAATAGCATTAATTCCAAAAGATTTTAAACACATACAGTCTTTCATTGATTTAGTAATTACTAATAGATTTCCTTTTTTAGGTAATTGTTCATAACCTTGTACCTTTTTAGAAGGCCAATTAGTAAGAAATCTATAAGTAGTTTTCTTAGGAAAGTATATTCTCCAATATTCTAAGTTATCCTTTTTTCCACCATAATATCCAAATATAAAACTATCTTTAGAAGATAGTATAAATGGATTTCCATTTAAAAATATAGTTTTACAAGAAAATACTTTATATTTATTAAGAATTTCTTTAGTTATTCCAAAGCTATTCCACCAATCTAATTCTTTTTTAGTATATGGTTTTATTTCAACCCTTATATCTGTAGTTCCTTTATCTTCAAATTTTTTAGCTTTCGTATTTATAGTTCCTTTATTTTTTGGTATAGTTGTTTTAATATAACCAAAATCTCCAGCAATTATTTTTAATGCTTGATAATAGTTAACATGATATTTATACATTACCACATTAATAAAATTACCATAAAAATCTCCACTAAAATCTTTGAATATAAGTTCTCCAGATTTATTTCTATAGAATGAACAAGTAGGTCTATGATCTTTTCTTAAAGGAGATTTAAATAGTCCTTTTTTAACTTGTATTCCAAGATAAAATTGCATATAGGTTTCTTCGGAACATTTTGAAAGCAAATAGTCTTTTGTAATTTTTGGTTCAAAATCAAAATTTAATTCCATAATCTTTATAATTTAAAACCAAAAATATACATATTTTGTCATAAAACAAAATAAGTGACCCCTATAATAGGAGCCACTATATTTGGTTAAACTAACAATTTATCAATGTCACTCATTTCTCCAGCCTCAACAGATGTAGAAACATCTACAGTGTCTGCCATAGGACTTGTAGCTTCTGGATTAGATGGTTTTGCTTTATGATATGCATCAGCTTGCTGTGCTTCCCAACTAGTCATTAATACGTTTTCACCAATGAATTTCTCCATAAATGGCTTATTGTCATTACGAGAAATACCACAATTCGGAAGACGAGCATATACTCTATTATCTGAAGAATTACGACCTAACAACTTCAATTGAATATTATGTTCTTCTGTTGGTTTAATTGGTTTCTCCAATAAATTCTTAGCAACATTAATAAATTGTTCAAATGTCTTAATTTTACCACTAGTTGCTGTAGCCTTAAGCTTTTCAAAACCAGTAGGATTATATGCTGCAACAATTTGGGCTACTACTTGCTGACTTCTCTCAAAATCAGAAGGTAATTCATATTCATGACCATTAGCATTAGTCATTTTTCTACGTTTAATACCATTTTCATCTGGCTCAAAAATTCTTTCACTATAAGTACCTTTTGGACTCTTAAATTTAAAATCCCATGCTTTCCATTCAGTATTATCATTTCGTTTACCAGATACAGGATCACTAATCCCATCAAATTCTACCATGTCATATACTCCCCATGGACCAAGGAAACTATTATTACTAGGTGCACTAATACCACCAAAACCACTAAAATCAAATGCTGTACTCATAAAATAAATGTATTAAAGATCAAAATTAAGGTCATCTAAAGTAATTGCTGCTGCATCATCTACATCTGGAGTAACTGATGCAATCTCATCTTCTACATTAATTTCATCTATAGCATCTTCAACTTCTGGAGTTTCATTAGCCATTGCTTCACTAATCAAATAGAATGTTCCTTCAGTTTTAGCCGCAGAACCAATAGTAAATTCTGTACCATATTCTGATAGTTCATCATTATTCTTACCTCTGTAAGAAACAGTATTTGATTTAGTTAATTTATTTCCACCTTTAGTTCCAAAAGAATCAGCTGTACCAATCACTGGTTTACGCTTTTTATTCTTGACTTCATATTTAATGTCAATTTTATCTCCTTCTTCAGCACCAAGTAATTCAATAGCTGCATTGTTTAATGAATACTTGTTATCCATTAATACCAATCTTGGTGTTGGATCATTATCTTCTACTTTCTTAGTAGTTTTAGTAGTCTTTTTCTTTACAGTACTTAGTTTTTCAGAAACTAATTCAGCAATATCTAAAGTTTGATTAGTAAGTTCCCCAGTTTCTTCATCAACTAACTCTACAGTAATAATAGCACTATTTACTTTCATTCTTCTCCATTTTCAAATTTATTAATAGTATCTATAACATATTTCATATCTGGCTCAATATACTTATCTTCAAAACATCCAGAAACTGATCTACAAGTATCATTTCCGTCTGTTCTTGTTTTAAATCTATATTTTACTTCATCATCTGTATCTGAAACATAACGTTCAGAATAAATTATATATGAAAACAAACCATCCAAATTAATAGCGTTTGTTAACATCTTTCCTGTAGTCCACATTCTATACTCTGGGTCAATATCTGTTCCAAAGTTTTCTATATGAGTAACAAATACAACAGTTAAATCATCACGAAGATTCATACAATACTCAATTAAATCATAATAGTTCTTCGCAAGTATCGTGAACTTTTCATAGCCCTTGGTCAAGGCATTTTGGAAAGTTTCATTACTCAATAAATAATTGGCATCATCTAAAACAATAACTTTAACTTCTGGTCTTGTTTTAGATACAATATTTAACATCTTTTTGATGTTATCATAATTATTATTAATATACCAATTCCCTACAAGTTTGCCTTCATTTGTAGTTACTTTTTTATATTTCTTTCTAAATCCAGGAATTTGAAGTTGTTTATTAGTACAACTTACAATAAATGTTGATTCTGGTTCTAGATATTTTAAAGAAGTGGATTTACCACTATTACTTAGTCCAGCTAAACAAATTATATTTGACATTATAAAATAAATTTTAAGTCTTTTGTTTGCTTATCTTCTATTTCTTCTATATCTTGTTTAATTTCTAAATCTTCTTTAAATAAGTTATCATAATCATTAATTTCTTCAGGTTTAGGAAGTTCTCTAAATATTCCTACTTTTCCATCAAAATAACAACAATCAGCAACATCACTTTCACCATATCTATTTTTTAGACATAGTATAGATCTAAACTTATCATCTAATTTTTTCATATCATACCCTCTATAAGAAGCTAATTTATCCCTTTTAGGATTATATAAAGCTAAAACTATCTCTGCATCTTCACTAGGAACTGCAGAATCTTTGATATCTTCTACACGAGGTTCTGAAAAGTTAAGTTTTAATCTTTCAACATTAGCTGAAGATCTATTAGACTGCATTAATACTAAAAAACTAGCATCAGTTCTATTTCTAATACTAACAATCATATTAGAAGCTAAATCAATTTCTTGTTTTTTAGTTCTACCTTCTTCAGCTCTTAATAAGTTTAAGTGATCTGTTATGAAAAATAAAGTTTGTTCTGGATTATTAGGTACATATCCTGTATGGTTTTTCTTGTCTGTAAAGACTCCATTCTCTTCTAAGTGATAAAGAATTCGACTATACATTTTATTAGCTGTAAGTCCTACATCTTCAATGATTAAAATACGCTCAACAGATTTTAACCATTCTCTACCTTCATTAATTTTATCAAGCTGATAATCCGATAATTTGAAATTTTTCTTTCTAGATAAGATCTCTTTAGCACTTAATCGAATATTATATTTATAAAACAAATAAATACTCAATAATTTAGCTAGTACTAAAGTCTTTTTCATTTCTAAAGAGAATAATACAATTTTTAATTTGCCATCTAATAGATGCTCAATTATAGGATAATATACATAAGAGAATAACATTGAAGAACTTTTTCCAATACCACTACCTGCAAATAATAGTGTATAAGTACTTTTAGTTAAACCATCAGTAATATCTTCTAATTTAGGTAAACCTAAAGAATAACCTATATTTTTTCCTTTTAGTCCGTCTTGTATTTCACTATACAGTAAATCTACAATTGTCATAGACTTTTTATAGTATCATAATTAATATTAGCTAATTTACCATCTCGCAAAGCTTCTAATTCATTCCAATTTTCATTAATTACAAAAGTAGCTATACTCATATTAATAAAATGAACATCATTATTTTGTTCCCATTTTAATAATTCAATAATTTTATTATGTTTATCAATATTCCATCCAATTGCCTTTCCATAATATCTAAAGAAATCTTCTGGACTATTAAACTTTTTAGCAATACCTCTAGCACTAAATAAAGCTCCATTAATATTAATAAACATAGGATATGTTTCAAATAATTCTTTACCTATTTCAAAAGAACATTTCCAAATATTTTTACCAAAATTCTTAGCGATTGGTATTTCTAATGGATCAAATCTTTGTCCTTTCAATGGTATTTTATAAGATTTTAAAATAATTCCTTTATTTTGTAATTCAATAAGAATATCTCTTAATTCAATATCATTTTCTTTAAATACTGGAATTAATCTAGATAAATAATTTTCTTCATATCCTTCTTGTAATAAAAGTATAGTTTTAATTACTTCTAATTGGTTTGGAGTAAGTTTATACTTCTCCATAAGATCTAACTCTGCATCAATAGTATAATCAAATGTGTTCAAACAGTTAAAAAAGTTAAATAGTGATTAATTTCACATCTTCTTTAACTGTAAATATGGTATTACTCTTTCGAGTCGGAACTTTTTACATACGTCTGCATAAATTGCTCACTTAATTTATTATAATCTTCATACATAGATTTTAGATCATAATCCCTCTCATAAGCTTTAACAATAAGTACATTTTTAGTAAGTACTGCATGTTCATATGAATTAATAATGTTTTGTAACAAAATTAAATCACATTTATTTTCTACTGTCATAATAGTATTATATTAAAATCGAAAAGCTAAATTTTGTATTGGTTTCTTATAAGTTTCATAAGGTTCTCCATTTAAAACTTTTTCAAGATTTTTTTCATCAATAGTTATATAATCACTATCTTTATGACTATTCTTAAACCATTGTGTTTCAACAGTCCCATTAATAACTATTGTGAATATTTCTGCAGTTTTTCCTGGTTCAAATCTAATAACTCTACCTGTCCTTTGTACAGCTTTAGTTTTAGAACTATCTAAACCAATAATAATAGCTACAGATAATCCTTTTATATCTAAACCTTCATTAGCTTTAGCACAAGTATTTAAGATTCCAGTATCTTTATTATTAAACTCTTCGATTGTTATTCTACCTTTCTTTTTGGACATCTTTCCAGTATATACATTCCCAACACCAATAGCTTCAGCCATCGCTACATTATTTGAAAATGTTATAATCTTTGCATTAGATCTAGCATTTATTATTTTTCTAGCTAATTCTAATTTTTTAGGGTGATTATTAATAAATTTCTTTCTTGCAGTAAGATTACGCATAAAACTAGCTGAATGGTTTTTAATTGCTTTAAGTATATTAGATTTAGTAGCTTGATCAGCATGTAAACCTACTAATTTATCCCTATAGTCTATTTGATTAATATACCCTTTTGGTCCAGCCATACTCATAACTAAAGGAAAATCCCATCCAAAAAATTCATAATCTTCATTAAATTTCTTTTGATATTCATCATAAACGTGAATATCATCTACATCAATTAATACTTGATATTCTGTAAATTTACTTACCCATCCACTTAATAATGCTTCACCTAAAGATATGGAATCAACTACTGGACATTTTTGTTCCATTAATATATGTTTTCCATCAAGTCTTTCAAAAGTAGCTGTTAATCCAAGTATGTAATTATATTTTACTTTTTCAAATATTAGACTGAACATATCAGAATTATATCTATGTATTTCATCTAATACTAATACACTACATACCCAATCATGTTTAATGATTGTATTAATAATTTTTACAGTTGCTATATCTTGTAAACCTCGTTCTCTAAGTTGTTCCTCCCATTGTATTTGTAGTATATCTGTAGGAACTACTACTATTACTTTTAAATCTGGATAATGTTTATGTACTGCAGAAATAGCATTTAATCCTACTCTGGTTTTCGATTTTGTTATCGTATGGCTTTTTATCCATACTTCTTACTATTACTAGTAAGTCCCGCGTACCTATTCATCCCATAGGGAGTCGGACACTCTTGGAGAGATTATATTTATTCACTCTCTACGCTGTACGATGCTTCAGAACCTTTCGTAATTTCTGAAGTTATCTCGGGATTCCCGTTAGTTAGTTCCCCGATATTGCCCGATAATAATTCTGAAGATTGCTCTATCAGAACGGCTCTATTTTCTGTATATGGAATATAATTTTGAAGATAGTAAAATTTTTTACCATTTTTTAAAATATATGGATTTTCTTTAAAAGATTTATGTTTACTTAAAGTGCTTTTTGATGCTATATTATAATTAGCACAAGCTATTAATGATTCATAATATTGTAAATTACCATCTTCATCTTCAGTAACAATATAATTGCCAAAAGAACTTCTAGTTTGCTTATAAAAATTCTCGTAAAAATAATTTTTTAAACTAGATAAAGTATCAAATTTATTGTATACCATTATATATCTATTTGAAAAAATTCTTCTACTATTATTATGTGTATTCTTTTGTTTTAATAATCTAAAAGCATCAGCTTCACAATCACATTCTGCTTCCAATTTAAAAGTTCTTATATTGTATATATAAGTTTTTTTCCAATTATGATTTTGTCTATAAGCAGTAATTTCTCCAGATTTATATTTATCTTTTAAAGTTTTAGATATTTTTTCTTTAGTACTTTCAGATACTTTATGTCCAAAATTAGCTACAACATTTAAAGTTAAATTATATTCTGGATGTATTAAATCTATATAATACTGTTCTCTTTCAAATTGATTAGCTTCATTACAGTACTCCAAAATACCATAAATAAAACTATCTTCTCCATATTTATTCCAAGATGCCTGAAAATGTGCATTATGAGCTTTATTATTTTTTAAATTATGTACATGTTCATGCAATCTATTATACAAATCTACAGATGATCCAACGTATCTTTTACCATTTTCTAAATTTGTGAAAACATATATTCCACATTTGCCTTTTAATTTAAACTCTATTTTATTCATATATTTATAAATTAATTTTTACAAATATAAGT